GACCTCGGGATCACCCGCACATGGCACTATGACGCAGAAAAAGATGAGGCGACCATCCAGACTCAGCAGGATGTGACCGCGATCATTGAGGAGAACAAGGACGAATTTAATCAGGTCGATGAGCGCGCTCGCTGGGGCGAGTGGACTCGGGTGGCGTCGATCCCATTGAGCCTGTATTACCAGATGAAGGCCGAGGGTAAGCTCGACGATGAAGCGTACATGAAACGCTGGCTCAACGACAGCACCAACGTTCATTTCCGCACAAGGCCGGGCAAGGTATGACGCCTAACTACATCGCGGTCTGCACGCCAGCGCGTGACATGGTGCATACCATGTTCACCTACGATCTGGTCAATATGGTGTGCTTTCACACCTTGAACACAAATGATGCCGTCTCGCTCAAGATCAGCGAGGGCACATTGATCGCCAACCAGCGCGCCGAGCTGACGCTGGACGCCATGCGCGAGCAATGCTCGCACATCCTTTTCATCGACTCCGATATGCGTTTCCCGCAGGACTTAATCTCGCGGCTATTGGCGCACGACCTGGACATTATTGCGACCAATTGCGCCCGAAGGCGTATGCCCACTGGGCCTACGGCCCAGGTCTATAAGCCCGATGGAGAGCGCGAACTGGTCTGGACGATGCCTGAGAGCAAAGGATTGCAGGAGGTGCATTCCGTAGGCATGGGCGTGATGATGATTAAGTCAAGCGTCTTTAAGGCATTGTCAGAACCCTGGTACGAGACGCCTTGGCGGCACGATAAGCGTGGCTACATTGGCGAAGATGTGTTCTTCTGTAGAAAAGCACGCGAGGCTGGCTTTAAAATCTGGATTGACCACGATGTGTCAAAAGAGATCGGTCATATTGGAATGTTCGAGTTCAAGCATGACCACACCTGGGCGATTAAGGACCTGGAGAAAGAAAGGGCTGGCTAATGGCATTGACGACCTACACAGAGCTGAAATCGTCAGTCGCCGACTGGCTCAACAGGACCGACCTCACGGCGGTAGTGCCTGACTTTATTTCGCTGGCCGAGGCGCAGATTGAGAGGACGCTACGCACGCGCCAGATGATTGTGCGCGCCACGGCATCCATCGATACCGAGTACAGCGCGGTTCCGGCTGACTTCCTCGAAACCAAGTCGATCAAGCTCAACACCTCGCCGGTTACGGCTCTGGCGTTTGAGTCGATTGACGCGATGGATCAGCTCAAGGCGACCGCGTACATCGCCCCTGGCAAGCCGCAATATTTCAGCATTGTCGGCGGCCAGATCAGGGTTTTGCCTGTGCCGGATTCGACATACACCGCCGAGCTTACCTATTACGCAAAGTTGAGCAAGTTATCAACGAGCAATGAGACAAACTGGCTTTTGACCCAGGCGCCCGATGTTTACCTTTATGGGGCGCTGCTGCAAGCCTCGCCTTATTTGAAGGATGATGCCAGAATTACGGTATGGGCCTCGCTGTATCAGCGCGGCCTTGATGAGCTTCAGATCGCCGATGATCGCGGCGCGACATCTGGCGGCGCGATCATGATGCGGGCCAGGACTTTCGGATAAAGGAGTGTTTTAAATGAGTTCTTTCACCGACTACACCGAGAATCTGGTCCTTACTTGGCTACTTACCACGGGCAGCGCGACGCGCCCGACCGCTTGGTATGTCGGCCTGTTTACCGCTGCGCCGAGCGATACGGGCGGCGGTACTGAGGTTTCTGGCAATGGGTATGCCCGCGCCGCCACTGGCACGATCACGGTTTCTGGCACCTCTCCGACCAATGCCACGAACTCGGCTGCGATTGAGTTTGCTGCTGCTTCTGGCGGGAACTGGGGCACGATTGGCTGGGCGGCGATTTTCGATGCATCGACCGGCGGCAATATGCTGGCCTGGGCGGCGCTGTCCACTTCGCGCACCATCAACGATGGCGATGTGCTGCGGATTCCTGCCGGCGACCTTGATGTAACCCTGACTTAATCATGGCTGCATATGGCGGCGGCCCATATGGGCAGGGTAAGTATTCCTACGGGATTACCCTCGCCGCTGTAACTGTCTCGGCATCCTCGACGACGGCGATCTCGGCCGTTCGTTATGCGATAGGCGCATTCACAAGCGCCGCCTCTTCAACGGCCGCAGTATCGGCCAATGTCATCAAAGACGCCTCTTTCAGCGTCTCTGCATCGTCTTCTGTATCTGTTGCGGCGCAACGTGTCGCGCTGGGCGCTTTTAACGCTGCCGGCGCTTCATCGGCCAGCATCAGCGCGGTGCGGTACGCCATAGGCGCATTTACCGCTGCCGGCGCGTCTTCTGTGAGCGTGGCCGCCACGCGGTACGCGATAGGGGCGTTCACGGCGGCCGGTGCGAGCGCGATGTCGGTGAACGCTATTCGCGTGCCGATGATCCAGATTCTGATTGAGGATTTCGGCACGATGACGGTCAGCACAAGCGTGATCGTCAATCAGGCGATCTCGATTAGTGCTGAGTCAAGCATGGCCGCTGCTGCTGTGAGGGTGCAGCCCGGCTTGATTCTGATTGCATCTGACTCTGGTATGTCAGTCTCTGCTGTCCTAAAATGGACTACAGAATCCGACACGCCGGAAACATGGACGAGCATCCCAGACACATCTGAGGTCTGGACTGCGGTTTCTGAGGCATCGACAGGCTGGACCGCCGAAGGCGACACATCCGAGACCTGGACTCCTATTTCTGAAAATTCCGAAACCTGGCAAATTGCCGCATGAGGTGACACATGGCAGATACCACGACAACGAACCTGCTCCTGACCAAGCCCGAAGTCGGCGCATCGGTTGATACTTGGGGCACAAAGCTCAACACGGACCTTGACAGCATTGATGCTGTTTTTGCGGCTGCGGGTACTGGAACGAGCGTCGGGTTGAATGTTGGCAGCGGTAAAAAGCTCAAGATTGTTGGCGATGTTATCGACACAAATGGCAATGAGCTTTTGAAGGTCAGCGCCACGGCATCAGCGGTCAATGAGTTGACGGTTACGAATGCCGCGACAGGTAGCGCGCCAAGACTGTCAGCATCTGGAGACGATACAAATATTCCATTAAGACTTGCAGGTAAAGGTACTGGTGCTGTTGTCGCCCAAGTCAATGGCTCGGATGTGTGGAGCGCATCAAGCACCTTCGGCTTCAAAAACCGCATCATCAACGGCGCAATGATGATCGACCAGAGGAATGCTGGGGCGAGTGTGGCTAACGATGCAGCAGATTTAAAGTTTGCTGTAGATAGAACAAACATTTATGGTACTGTTTCTTCTAAATTTACTGGTCAACAAAGTTCAACAGCACCAGCAGGGTTTGTAAACTCCTTGTTGTGTACATCGTCTTCTGCTTACTCAGTTGGCGCTGCTGAATCTTTTTGGGTGCAACAACGAATTGAAGGGCTTAATGTTGCGGATTTAGGCTGGGGTACTGCAAGCGCAGCAACAGTCACTTTGTCTTTTTGGGTGCGTAGTTCTCTTACTGGAACTTTTGGTGGGAGTTTCCAAAACTCAGCATCAAACAGAAGCTACCCCTTCACATATACCATTAGCGCAGCAAACACTTGGGAGCAAAAAACCATTACCGTTGCTGGCGACACAAGCGGCACATGGCTAACAACTAATGGGGTTGGTATTAAAGTCACTTGGGGGCTTGGCGCAGGCTCTACAGTTAGCGGAACTGCTGGCGCTTGGGCAGGAGCTAACTACACATCAGCCACCGGCGCAACCTCTGTAGTCGGAACCAACGGAGCCACCTTCTACATCACAGGCGTACAGCTAGAGCGCGGCAGCACAGCAACGAGCTTTGATTACAGACCGTATGGGACTGAGTTAGCGTTGTGTCAGAGGTATTACTATAAGGTGGTTACTGCTGGAGCGGCGGCTGAAGTTCTTGCTCCAAATGGTTTTGCTGATTCCACTACCACAGCGTTCTGTTGGACACAATTTCCAGTTTCTATGCGAACTGCTCCTACTGCTTTAGAGCAAACAGGAACAGCGGCAAACTATCAAGTGCGTTATACAGGTGGCTCTTCCGCCACTTGTTCGTCGGTTCCTACATTTAATAGTGCAAGTGTTTGGGGCGCACGGAGCGTGTTTACTGTTGCATCAGGGTTAACTGGAGGACAAGCAGTCGCCTTGCAAACTGCGGCAACAGCTAACATCTATCTTGCATGGAGTGCTGAATTATGATGTTCAAAGTCCATACAACTACCGTTGATGGCGTAATAATTTACGCTCGTATAGACGATGACGGCAAATGCCGACTGACCTGTACCGAGGAATATCCAGAGTTCAAGGCTTGGATTGAGGCAGGAAACCAACCTCTCCCAGCAGATGAGGCGTAATCATGGAGCCAGGAGAAATCGACCCCGTAAAGTATGGCGCCATGTGGCAGCGCGTCAATGACTACGAGCGTCGCTTTGAGGTCATCGACAAGAAGCTCGACAAAATGGAGCGCCAGATTGAGGAGTTGCTTGCCTTGGCTAACAAGGGTAAAGGCGGCTTCTGGATGGGCATGACGATTGCCAGCAGCGCGGGGGCTGCGGTGGCGTGGATTGCAGGACACTTCAAGGGCGGGTGAGATGATTGATCCGATCACCGCGCTTTCGGCCATCTCATCAGCGGTTGCTCTGGTCAAGAAGGTATCCAAGACAGTCGATGATGTGGCCTCGCTCGGGCCGGTGTTGGGCAAGTATTTTGACGCTAAAGAGCAGGCGATCCAGGTCATTGAGAAGTCAAAGAAGGGTCAATTTAGCGGCTCTGCTTTGGGCAAAGCACTTGAGCTTGAAATGGCGCTGGAGCAGGCCAAGGAGTTTGAAGAGTCCGTAAAAATGCTCTTCTTCCAAAGCAACAAAATGGATGTCTGGATGCGGATCACGGCCCGCGCAAAGCAGATGGAGGCCGATGCGGCGCGCGCTGAAGGCAGGCGCAAAGCGGATCAAAAGAGAAAAAAGGAAGAGCTTGAAGAAGCTCTTTTAATCATTTCAGCGGTAATCGTGACACTGGTCCTCTTGGGCGTCACTTTTTACTTGGTCATGGAAGCACTTTAAAGGTAGCACTGATATGTTCCCTCTCGCAGCACTCCTTGATGTCGGTGGCAAGCTCATCGACAAGCTGATCCCCGATCCCGAGGCGAAGGCCAAGGCGCAGATGGATTTGGCGAAGATGGCGCAGGACGGAGAGCTTGCCAAGATGGCGAACGACACCAAGCTATTTGAGATCGAGCATACCGGCGTCACGGAACGCTGGCGCTCTGACATGGGCAGCGACTCATGGCTATCGAAGAACATCAGGCCGCTGGCTCTGATCGCCATCTTCGTGGCGTATTTTCTATTCACCGCGATGAGCGCCTTCGGCTATCACGCGCAGGAGACTTATGTCCAACTGCTCGGGCAGTGGGGACAGATCATCTTCCTCGCCTACTTTGGCGGCCGCACCGTCGAGAAACTGGCCGATATGAAGTACACCAAGGATAAAGACAAATGAAGCACAACTGGGACGAGGCAATCAAGCACATCCTCAAGTGGGAGGGTGGCTACGTCAACCATCCTTCTGATCCTGGTGGCAGGACCAATCTAGGCGTGACGCAGCGCGTCTGGGAAGAGTGGACGGGCAAGCCTGCGACCGAGGAGGATATGCGTGGCCTCACTATTGAAATGGTTTCTCCTCTTTACAAGAAGCGTTATTGGGACGCTGTGCGTGGCGACGATCTTCCTTCTGGTGTGGATTTGTGCGTTTTTGATTGTGCCGTTAATGCTGGTGTTGGGCGCGCTTCTCGATTCTTGCAGCAGTCTGTTGGCGTGGTGGCAGACGGTGCAATTGGTCCCAAGACGCTGGAGGCAGTAATCAAGATGCCAGCCGATGAGCTGATCGAGAAATTCTGCAATCTGCGCGAGGCCCACTACAAGAGCTTGAGTACTTTTGCCACCTTCGGCAAGGGCTGGATGCGTAGGCTTGATGGCATCGAGGCCGAGAGCAAGCACATGGCGTAAGCAATGGCGACCAACCTTAACCAGCAGATTCAGACACCTGCGCTACCCGATGTCGGGTCGGCGCCGACTGGTTATGACCGCGCCTATGTCGATCAGAGCAACGGCGCGATGCGCGTTTTCTTCATCCGCATAGCCAATGCTCTATCCTCGCTTTTCGGCCCGCGCGGTGGCAAGTACCTAAATTTACCATATGGAGCCTTTCAAGACGACACCGATCAATCTGATGGATCAACTGCGGTCGCGTACTATTTCCGTTACAACACGACCGATTACTCAAATGGTATCAGCGTAGTCTCGCGCACCGCGAGCTTCACCGGCTCGATTGCCACCACGACGCTGACGGTATCGGCGATCTCTGCCGGCACGATTTACCCATCAATGCAGATCAGCGGTACTGGCGTCACGGCCGGGACGAGGATCGTCGCGCAACTTACGGGTACTGCTGGCGGGACCGGCACCTATACTGTTTCGGCCTCGCAGACAGTCTCATCGACCACCATCACGGGCGATCTGCCCTCAAAGGTTCAAGTTAGCCAGGATGGTCTTTACAACGTTCAATTTAGCGCGCAGTTCATCAACACGACGAACGATGTGCAGGACATAAATATCTGGTTCCGCAAGAATGGAACCGATGTCGCGGGGTCAAATAGTCAATTCGGCATTAAGGCTCGAAAATCAACTGGATCGGCTAGCCGCTTGATCGCGGCTATGAACTTCTATCTTGAGCTTGCTGGAAACGATTATTTTGAAATGATGTGGAGGGTGTCAGACTCTGGTGTTTCGATGGAGCAGTTTCCAGCGGTAACGGCCAGCGGCTCTACTCCAGACATCCCAGCAACTCCGTCCATAATCCTGACTGTGGCTTTTGTCTCCAACCGATCAGCGTGAAATCATGGCCTACATCCCTCTGAAAATACCGCCTGGCGTCTACCGTAACGGAACAGAGTACCAATCTGCTGGCCGGTACTATGATGCCTCCCTGGTGCGCTGGTACGAAGGAACAATGCGCCCTGTCGGCGGGTGGCGTAAGCGCAGCAATTCGCAGATGACGGGATCGTGCCGAGGCTTCATCAACTGGCGCGACAACAGCGGCAACCGCTGGATCGCTGCCGGCACGCATTCCAAGCTCTACGCGATGAACGAGGCCGGGACGCTCAAGGACATCACTCCGACGAGCTTCACGCCTGGCAGCGCAAATGCAACAAGTCAGGTCGGTTACGGCTATGGTCCTTATGGCTCATACGCCTACGGCGTGGCGCGCCCAGATACCGGCACATTCACGCCAGCAACGACCTGGAGCCTGGACACCTGGGGCGAGTATCTGGTCGGCTGCTCCAGCAGCGATGGCAAGCTCTACGAGTGGCAGCTAGGCTTTACCACGCCAACGCTGGCCGCTGCGATCACGAACGCGCCGACCAACAACGAGGCGCTGCTGGTCACGGCAGAGAGGTTCCTGTTCGCTCTCGGCGCGGGCGGCAATCCTCGCAAGGTGCAATGGTGCGATCAGGAGAACAATACCGTCTGGACGCCAGCCGCGACGAATCAGGCCGGTGACTTTGAGCTGGCAACGGTCGGCGACATTAAGTGCGGCAAGCGCGTTCGCGGTCTGTCGCTGATCTGGACGGATGTGGATGTTCACACCGCGACCTACATCGGGCTGCCCTATGTGTACAGTTTCGAGAAGGTCGGCTCTGCCTGCGGCGTTATTTCGTCGCAATCCGTGGCGGCCATTGAGACTGCCGCTATCTGGATGTCGCGCTCGGGCTTCTGGATATATGACGGATATGTCAAGCCTCTGCCCTGCGATGTCGCTGATTTTGTGTTCCAGGACATCAACATGGCGCAGGCCAGCAAGATTTACGCTGTAAATAATTCCAAGTACGGCGAAATCTGGTGGTTCTACCCGTCATCGCAGGCTACCGAAAACGATTCCTATGTGGTGTACAACTACCGCGAAGGCCATTGGGCCATTGGCGATCTGGCTCGGACCGCGGGAACTGATCGCGGAGTGTTCACTAACCCGCTGATGGTTTCGACTGATGGGTACATCTACGAGCATGAGGTGGGCTACGCCTACGACTCTGCGACGCCTTTTGCTGAGTCTGGGCCGATTGAGTTGGGCAACGGCGATAACACCATGACGGTGCTGGAGTTGGTGCCGGACGAGCAGACCCTGGGCGAGGTGCAGGTTTCCTTCAAGGTCAGGAACTACCCGACGGATACCGAAACGACATTCGGTCCGTACACCGCTTCGCAGCCCACGGATGTGCGCTTTTCTGGCCGCCAAGTGAAGGTCAGATACACCGGCGCGGTGCTGGACGATTGGCGTGTCGGCGTGCCCAGGATGGAGGCTGTGGCGGCCGGGAAACGCTGATGGATGCTGAGTTTGATCGGTGTTCTAAATGGCTGGAGGCAGCGTTAGAATACTCTGGAGGGACACACGGAATTGAAGATATAGCGGAGGGTGTGCGCGATGGCAGAT